CTGTACCACCGTCTTCAACATCATTCAAATAGACCATCCATACAAATAGTCTAATCTTTTCTTCTGTTGACTCATAATGCCAAGCTTTAAAACCTTGGTTTGGTAAGTATCTTTGAATGTTATATCCATCAACTTCTACTGTAGTGTTTAAGAATATAGGAAACTTATCCATATATCTATACATCTCATCAATCATCTTATCAACAATGTCAGTGAGCTTATCACCATACAATCTATCAACTATATTCTTAGTGTCATGATATACATAAAAGTCTGATGAGTGTTTAACATCGTGGTCTATTCCTCCACCAATGTATCCATCAATTGCATATCTATCATTAGCCTCAAATATGTTAATAATCTCCTCACATTCTTGTTTAGTGAGGAGATCTTTTCTGTGTATGAAATTTACTAGTTCCATTGTTCTAATACTGTAGTGGTCTTATTAGTCTTGATTTCTTTAAGATTATATTTACGTAGGTATTCTTGTTTCTTACGTGTATATTCTTCAGACAAATGTCTATCAATCGTTACACCCCATTGGTTAATAGTAATATTCAATTCATTTTTCATAATAGTTTTATTTAGTATTGCTACACTTAAAATAGTGAATGCAAAAGTTAAAACATAAAATAGTGGATGTAGTTTAGTCCTCGTCATCTCCATAATCAGTACTAGGCCAAGTTGAAGCATCATCTCCATAATAATCCATTGGATCTATTGCTTCATATATATCATCAAGACTCACCCAATCAGGTACATCCATCTTGTTGACATATTCACCACAATATGTGATTAGTTTAGTATCCTCAATGACGACATCATCATCACCTGGTTGTTCTAAAGTAGCTTGTGACGTATGATGAGCCCATTTGATTTCTACACTACAATATACATCATCCTGTGTTGGATGATAAAAGTCTGCGTGAGTTCTTCCTCTTGTTGTGCTCATAATAGTGATAAATATATTAATAGTATGATAATTCCTAAACACGACCAAAATGTAACATCAGATGATAGCTCAGTTGATGATTCTTTTTTTCCTTGATCTCTCATCGTTTTTCTATAAGTCTACCATGTGATGTATATCTAGCTTTTTCCATATTATCAATATAGATGTCCTCGCTTGCAATGATTCCAAATTCTTTATATTTCTCATGTTTAGTAGCATGTATCTCAGACTTACCTTCTATTCTAGCTGTAGTTACATACACAAATATAAATAATATAAATCCTATAATCATTACGATTAGAGATGCGATCCATGACCACATCTCTAATTTCTTTCGTAACTCTAATGATATCATTAGTCTATTAACTTAGAAATACCATTTCTTTCAATGTTATCCTCTGTATTCTTACGAGCTCTTTCAAGAGCCACTGATAACTCTACATCTGTAAATAAATAACAGTTGTATGAATTCCTGTACAATATAGCTGCGTAATAATCATTATTAGCTGCCTTCTTCTTGTCTTGGTTCTTAACCTTGACAAGTTTACCCACTCTAGTTTTAATCATGTTTATTTGGTTTATTTTAAATTAACTTTTTTAACCACTCTAATATCATACACCTCATAATTTGGTGTTTCTCCTTTTTTTGTAGATCTGTCTCTATGAAACTCAACAACTATTTCAGCTAATTTATCATCTTGTATATCTTGCAATAATGCAGTGCAATAACATCTAGAATCTTTATCATATACTCTTACTTTATTTCTCATATCTTGATTATTTTAGTGTTTCGAACATTTCTTTTAACTTACCTTGTTGTTGTGTAGCAAGCTCAAACTGTTTTTTATTAGTTTTTAGCTTTTTCATAAACTTCTTGTGATCGTAATTTACACAATTTTTATAAAAGCTTACATACTCTGAACATAAATAGATATTCTCTTGTCTAGTTTGTCTATTTAAATTATTTAATACATCTGTTAATCTATCAATTAATAAAATTGCTTTTTCTTCTTCTACAATTTTAAATTGTCCACTTTTAATTTTACCAACTATTGTACTACCTCCAGGACAACGTGATATTGTATTATTTGACAATATTGTAGCTAACATACCAATTTCTAAATCATAGATGTTAAAATAGTTATTAAGTTTTACATAATCTGATTCTAATGATGACCATGCATTAACATAATCTTTTAACGCCCAATTCTTAGAGGATGCATTTAATAATGCAATCTTATTAACTAAGTCTCTTTTATCTGCAACAGTAATAATTGTATATGGTACATCTGCACTAATGCGTAATAGTGCATTAAATAAATGCTGACCATCTACAATATACCAACCTGGAATACCATCAATAAATGATATGTAACAAAGTACAATAGGTCTTATTATACCTATTTTTGTAATTGATCCTGTCATTGTTGTTACATGAGCAGGAATAATTCCTCTATTTAGACCTGCTAAATAATTAACTGCCATTTTACTATTCATTGTTATCCAGTTTTTGAAGTTTTCTTTTGTCAATCCTGGTACTGTTACGCTTTCTTGTTTTTTCCTCACGGTTTCTAGTTTTTAAATTGTGTTTTAATTTTCTTGTTTTTCTTCTTCATCATAATAATCTTCATCATCATATGATAATAGGTAATCTACATCACATAGTATTACCTTCCCATCCTCATCTAATATAGCCTTGTCATTTTCCATATATAATGCTACATATCCATGATCATTTAAGGATATATAGTTCATCATATTAACATCCATTTGATACTCATCATTGAAGTATTCTATCCAATCAATTTGATCAGGATATGCAACAACAACTTCAGGAGTATCTGGATTGGAATCAACCGCTTGTACTAAATAAGGTTTAACAGGAAAACCATTCTCAAGTATATATTTCTCAATATCACGTGGAATAGTTTCAAGAGCATGCAAATGGAAATACTCATAATCATTTACAATTGCTTGAACAGCAAACAACATACCTTTCTCTAATGGTCCAGGTTCGTAGTGTCTATATACTAGTTTAACTGCTGTGTAGTACATTCTTCGATTAGTTTTTCGGCCTTAAATATAGCAATATCTGCTTGAACTAACAAAATAATAGTTTGTAATTCTACATCATCTACTGATTCTACATTAATAGTGATAGTATTATTAGCGTATCCATCTTTCTCAAACAATGATACATTCACTGTTTTAGGCCAATTAGAAAACTCCAGGCTACAATATTCATGTACTGAATGTAAGTGTATACGTATTTTATTTGATATACGTAAATTAATACCAATAGGATTACCTTCTTCATTTATATCTTGTGAAAGATTTAATGATATTATATAATCACGTAAGTCTTTAGCTATTTGTAATAGCTCAATCGATTGTTGTCTCATGTTTATACATGTTTAAATTGTGAAAAAATAAAAGAGCTCAAGGACAATGTCCAAGAGCTCTATGCATTCAACCTTTAACCTAATTCATAACTTTATAGCCTGTTGTTAATAGTTGTTTTAATAGGCTAATTTTAATCTTTACTACCACATAGTTATTGGCATAAACATAGTCATGCATTACTAATGGATAGTTCTTACACCAAGATAAATATTGGCCTAAGGTAACATTGAATGTTTTCATCTTTTGATGATTTAGAATGTGTGAATAAATTATATATTAGTGGTGATGATGCTTATATTCATTGATAGCAATAAATACACATAGTAATGAGAAAATCATAATTATTGTACCATAAAATAATCTCATAAAATTAGTTACATCATTAAATGATGTAATACCATGCAGTAGTTGTAATGAAACAACAAACAAAAATATACCTACAATAGCAGGTAATATATAATCAAGCTTCTTCATAATGCTATATATTATCTGTAAGTAGTTTCAATTCTACCAATTCTATGTGTGATGTTTCCTGATAATGTAACAATAGTTGTGTCACGTATCTCTCCATCACTACATACATACCATCCTTCTTTACTATGTTGTACACATACAACATTAAAGTCTGAATAGTTTACATCAGTGTTATTCTCAGCAATGATGTAAGCACCATTAGACAATTTGACTTTCTCATGAGAGTCACAACTCATCAATGTAGTGACAATAGCCACTAGTAATACTAATTTTTTCATCTTTAATCTTCTATAGTGTGAAATAATTCTTTCCATTCTTCTGGTGTTATACCAGATATTAAAAACTCTCTATCTTCTATAGATAGATGTGGAACAACATTCTGAATAAGCTCATTTCCTTGCATTATTCTTAAT